GCTTAGTTCATGATGACCGTCTAGATGCTCTATCTATAGCTATAGCTTATTGGGTAGAACAAATGGCTAATGATGTAGATCAAAGTATGTTAGATCGTAAACAAGAACTACTACATAAAGAACTTCAAACGTTTACTGATAGCTTCCATAAGACTAATAACAAAGTTGTAGCTAACCTTTGGATGTGAGTCGCTCTACTGTTGTAGACACACCTATCCTTAAAAACGTGCGTTATAACGAAACCTTCAATACTTAAAACGTATAAAGCTATAAGAGGTAACGATTGAAAGAAACAAGTAGCTATAGTAGCTTTAACGTTAACGCTGTACTTACGCATGTGCTTTTACGCTTAAAGAGGACGAGCTAATGAACCTTATATATAGCTATAGCTTATGAAACCTCTAACGAAACGTTGTACTTACGCCTTTACTTACGTAATACTAATTATAACGATCTCAAGCCGAAGGAAAATTGTCAACCCTAAAAGTTAAATCACTAAGTAAAAAAGTATAATACTTATAACCTAGTACATCTTCTCAACTTTTGTTATAGTACAGTCGTTATGGATATAAACGAACAGACAGACACTTTTCAATACGAGCTATTCAAACTTATACATAGGTTCAAGAATGAATACGATCTTAACGATTACACGATAGCAGGTAGCCTGGACTTCGCTAAACTGTCTGTACTGACTGAAACAGATGATGTTATCTTTACAGGGGATGATATAGTAGAAGACGATCTAGACGACCTATCGCCGATGTTCTAAATCCAGAAGACTGACTCCCAAGCGTACACAGGAAAAGACGTAGGAGGCTTCGCTATAGGTATAGGATCACATTCAGTAAAGGTTGCCATTAACATATACGTATAACGTAGCACAAACGACACGCACCGTCGAAAGGTTTGATCGAAAAAATCTGAGGGGCTTACGCTATATACGCGTGCGTTAATTACCCCACGTGTACCCAGGTAGATTCTTATAGGGGAGGGGGTATTACTTCGCACTATAGTCATTATGTCTAATAGTAAGTACTTGATAGTCAGCAACTTAGTGTTATACTGGTGTAAATACGGGTAGTTTGATGACGATTAAATAAGTATGAACTTATGTATTTAGTATAAGTAGTACGCTTATTGCAAGTAAGTTGCGTTTAGTCGTATATGTGTTTTTGCTTTCTTGGTTCAACTTTTGTGTCATTGTGTCACACTGTGCCGTCACACTTGTGCCATTATGTCACACTTAGAATTGGTAGTTTTGTTGATAATCAACGACTTATGAATCGGTAATAACTGGCACGGCCTTTGCTTAATATGGGCAGTTCTTTCTCAGTCCTCCGGGGCTTCATATAAATAAACCAAACCAATAAATAAATAAGTAATATGAACAACATACAAAACGCTACTGCTAAGATCAACGACATCATCGCTAAAGTGGATTACATGAACACCAAGCTAGACGCTAAGATCAATCAATCAAAACACGCTAAGATGACTAATGATTTACGCCGGATAATGCGAGGCAATCAACCTAAGCCGTCCGCCAGCAAAGTGGATATCATTGAAGCACTACGAGCAATCCAAGCGGTAAACGCTTAACACATTTAAACCTCACCTTTAAACGGGTGGGGTTTTTTTGTACCCAGGTAAATCGCTGTGAATAACCTTTATAATTATGTGTTTGACAGCTTACCTGTCCGTATATTTAACCGAGCAAGTGACGGGTGCAGTTTACCTGTCCGTAAAAACCAAATAAACACCAAAACCAATACATATATGAAAAAAACAATTACAGAATATGACTTCATTCGCTCATTTGACGAATACAACAGATCAAACAACTTTAGCACCAAAGCTCGTAAAGAGTTATTCCAGTACTTAGAAGAATGCGAGGCTGATAGTGGTACAGAGTTCGAACTTGATCCAATAGCTCTTTGCTGTGATTACACAGAATACGACTCTATCAAAGAATGTGTTGAGGATTTTAAACACCTTGACGAGTTTGAGATGTGTGAGTCTAGCGATGACTATCGAGATGTATTTGCTTGTCACACTCAAGTTGTTACTTGGGATGACGATTGCGTATTAATCCAACACTTCTAAAACCATGAACAACCCAGAAATAACTAAACTTGACCGCATCATCTGTAATTCTTTCCCTTTGTTATATCTAGGGGGCTGGCTACTGGTGGTGCTAAGCATCATTTTTTCTTAATTAATCCTAACCTTAAACTACAAATACCATATGAATAATCTATCCGACATTAGAAACATTGAGCAAATCATAGAGAATACAAAGGAAGCCATAATTTACTGGCAAGAGGATCCGACATATGTGGACTGGCTTAGAAATGAATTAAGCAAATGCTATGCAAAGCTAAATAAACTGGAGCAATCGACATGAAAATAGAACAACCAAGCGATAACTCTCTTTATGTCACCATTGGCAACTTTACTTACTACTTTGATGATTCAATAGATGGTGAGTGCTATGTCGATAGATGGCACAAAGATGATGATGATATAAATGACCCTAAACTTTTACAAACAACCGAAAACGAATAAACCAAAATGAAGATACTTGTTTTAACTATCCGTGCACACGGGGAAGAAGATGATATATATGTCTTTGATAACCGAGAAGTGAATGTCTTACCTACCATTAAAGAATGGCTTAAAGATAACGATATAAAGATAACCTTACCAATCCATGTAACCGACACTTACAGCTTCATGGATTGGTTTTACGATGCCGAGAATAGCCTTGAAGATTGTTACGATTTCTTTGTCAGCCTTCAATACAAGGAGCTGTTATCCGAATGAGCGTAACCTACTATCTAACCGATCACAACGGCAACCAGATTGCTTTCTTTTATCGAGTCGATAACGAGCGATACAGTACCTGTCCGAATATCCTTTGGGCTTGCCGTCAGTACCCGCAGTTTCAAGGAACGGCTAGTAGCAAGGGAGACTTCATAGAGCAAGCCAAGCAAACCTTAAAGGAAATTAAAAAACTAAGTGTACCTGTCCGTAGCTCTAAGAAATGTACCGACTGCGATATAAGCTTGCAAGGCATGGAGAACGAATCCAATGTCTGCGATGAATGCAACCCGATAACCGAATAACTTACAAATGACAACTGACCCCGAAAACTTACCGAGTCTTGATGACGAATCGTTACAAGCTCTCATCACGCACTACACCGGCTTAAAGTACAAGCTAACCGACAATTTACGTGTCCGTGAAAGATTAGTAGAGCTACAAGACGAACAACTAAAACGCCAGATCGAATCCCTCGGTAATTACGAGCCGATCGGTGACGATTTAAAGAACCAACTGAATAACCAATGACCGAAGGAGAATATATAATTATGACAAGTCTTACATTCCTAGCCATCATCTTAATAATAATAATCTTTACAGCTTGGATGTACCGTGATTAGAACAGGCTTATTTACTACTAACCGATCTTGGGACATACCCGAAGAGATAAAATATAATAAAATGAACAACTACGACAACTGGCTGAACAGCGACAACCCAATTGATCTTGAATATGAAGAAGAAAGAAGAGAAGAAGAAAAAAGAGAATTACTACTGGACGATCTTGCGGGTTTTGATACCGAAGAAGAAATCCAAGATTACCTGTCCGAAAACAACCTTGAAGACCCAAGAGATTGATCAACCTTTCGTAGTGGACGGGCAGTTTTGGGAGGCGGAGAACGACATACTGAGACATGAGTAAATTTGACATAAATGAAGAGATAACTGACTGTCCGTTTGACTGGAGCGGTATTGATCATCGAGCTATATCAGATGGATGGTATCACTTTTGGGGGGAGACTCAGATCACTAGCTTTGAGACGGATAAGAAGGGTAGGTATGTACGGGATGAGGACGGTAAACTTATCGCTCATCGTACTAAAATACCACGCAAACTACCTCGTACTTGGTTTAACAAGCAACAAGAAGGACAGGAGTATTAATACATGACCGAAGAGAAGAAGACAAAGGGTAAAGCTTGGCGTATGCGTGAGTGGGGACGGGCACAGTATCGTAACCGACAAGCAAAACTAAGGATGGATGGCGAGTCCAGTAAGACCGAAGCATCTAAGCGTATGTTAAGAGTCATGGCTCCGAAGTTAGGAAAGAAAGTCGATGACTTCATGGATACCTTTGGTGGCAGTACAGAGCATACGACTCCGTTGTTTCTTACCTTCGTACTTGATATGTGTCCGTATCAGATAGCTAGTCTAGCTCTTCAAACTTTTCTAGATAACTTACAGTTCAATTTACCGGTGGGTAGGATGGCGTATAAGATAGGCAAAGCTTTCGAGAACCAAGCACGATGGGACAAAGCATTAGATACTATGCACCCTAGTAAGCTTGATCTTCTGGCGATGGATGACCGCTCTAAAGCTATGAAACTGAAGCAGTTCTACGACTACGAAGAAGAACGATTTACGCTATGGGATAGTAAGTGTAAGGCAGGGTTAGGTGCTTGGTTGTTAGAGGAAATAAGAATAGAGACAGGCTTATGGGTCATGGACTTTGCTACAGGCAGACAGAAGGGACACAAAGCCGAGCGTATCGTCCGTGCTACTAATGAATTTACAGATTGGGTGAGTCGTTTTGATAGTTGGAAGGAGACTACTCGTGTATTTAAGATGGCACTACCAGAAGAACCTGTTGATTGGTACGGTTTAGTAGGTGGAGGATACAGCGTTAAACATATGCCACCACAAAAGCTATTCACGGGTAAACCTGTAGCTAATTTCAAACCTTACGAGAGTTCTTACCAACACGCTATGTCTGCTCTTAACAAGTTACAGAAGGTAAGTTGGAAAATTAACAAAGAGATTTTAGATATTACTCTAAAGTGTTGGGAAAACAAACGAGTCATTGGAAACATACCAAACTTTGGTGAGATAGACGAGCAACCTAGATATACTGGTGATTGTCCGCATGAGTTCAGAGCTTGGAAGTTAAAACAAAAGGACATCAGAACTGCGAACGAATCGAACAGCAGTAAGAGGTATCAAACCTGTCGTATCTTACACCTAGGTAAAGTATATAGTGAGTGGGACAAGTTCTACTTTCCATATCGCTGTGATTACAGGGGTAGAGTGTATGCTTTACCGTACTACTTACATCCACAAGGCAGTGACTTAGCTAAGAGTTTGTTAGACTTCAGCAGAGGAGAACAAGTAGTAGATGAAGATGACCTTATGTCGATATTAGTCCACGGTGCGAACATGTGGGGAGTAAAAGGTACACGAGATGAACGTATCGAATGGATAGGTAAACGACAGAAGTTTATTTTAGAAGCAGCGAATGATCCACAAGGTACTGACTGGTGGACCGAAGCTAGTGATCCGTTCTGTTTCTTACGCTTCTGCTTAGAGTACAAGAAGTTTACCGAGGAAGGGTACGGCTATGTATCTTACCTACCTGTCCGTCAAGATTGCAGTAACAATGGTATGCAAATCCTATCGTTATTACTACGGGACAAGGACACAGGTAGAATGTGTAACTTAGTAGATAGAGACAAGGCTAACGATATGTACGCTGAGTTTGCTGATCGGGTGTACGAAGAACTAAAGAAAGACGGTGGTGTACTAGCCCAGGAGTGGATGAAGTATGGATTCTCTCGCAAGTTAGCTAAGTTAGCTGTGATGAATAAACCATACGGAGCTACACATTATAATTTAGTACAAGATATATTTAAAAGTATAGGTATCAATCATCCTTGGACGGGAGTAGGTGAGATGTTAACAGCTGTTATCTGGATCAGTAAGATAGTAAATAGATTAGCTACTCAGATGTGTCGTCCAGTCAATCAAGTCATGCAATTCTTACGTGAAAGTGTACGAGCTATAGGCTACGACCAACCGATCACTTGGACTACACCTACAGGATTTAAAGTGGTACAAAGTTTTCACAGGTACAAGAAGGTAAAGGTAGAATCTGTCTTTCAAAACCTAAGTATAACTATCAACACTGATGAGCTTGAAGACGGTATCGACCCGAAGGGACAAACAAATGCAGTAACTGCTAACTTTATACACAGCTTAGACGCATCAATCGTACATCAAGTTGCAAACTTTGTTGACTTCGATGCAGCTTATATACATGACTGTTTCGTAACACACGCTTGTAACGCCAGAGCTATGAACGCAATCGTAAGAAAAACCTACTCTCAAACATTTAACGTTGATCTCCTGACCGAGTTCCGAATGGAGCAAATCAACACCAACCCAGAAGCAGAACTTCCGTCAGTGCCGGAGCTTGGAGACTTAGATGTCTCTGCAATAACACAGATGAAGTATCTGCTTTCTTAAAAACATAAACACCCATAGAGATATGACAGTAAAAGCACGAAAGAAACACGACATAATAAAAGTAAGTGGTACTACAAGGTACTGCCACTTGAATGAACCAAACAAGACATACAAGAAAGAGTACGGTGAGTACCAATGTGAAGTTATCCTTACACCTGAGTTAGCTGATCAAGTTAAGAAACAACTACGCCCTTTATATGAGCAAGAGTTGAAAGCTAAACAAGATGAGTTAGGTAAAGAAGTAAAGAAGGTTGAGATTCCTATCGTTGATAAGGACGGACAGATCATCATCAAGACTAAGTTAAAAGGTGGTATAAAAACCAAGGCAGGTAAGGAGTATCTATTCAGTGTAGCTTTGTATGATGCACAAGGTAAACCGTTGCCAAAAGATGTACAGGTATGGGGAGGTAGTAAAGTTAATGCAGCTTTTCGTCCTAACTTCTGGTACTCAGGTGCACTTGGATTTGGTGTGTCGTTTGAACTAGCAGCCGTACAGGTATTAGAGTTAGCTAATCAACAAGTGAGTGAACAGTCCGCTGAATCGTTTGGCTTTACAGCTGAAGAAGGATACGTAGCTAACGGCGGTGAAACATTTGACTCAGCATTCGATGCGGAAGAGACGGAAGAAACGCTCACAGCGAACTTCTAATTACCGTTCTGGATTTGAAGAGACATTAGCATCTCAGCTTAAGCGAGGTGGTGTTAACTTTGAATACGAAA